CCCTTATCAATTATTGGAATGCCGCTTTTTTCAGATTCTAAAACAGAAGGATTCCTTTCCATATATGAAATGCCCAATATGGCTCTTTTTACATAACCTGTCTCAATTATATCAGTAATAGATTTTACTGCATTATTTATAGAGATTGTAAATCCTATTCCTGAAGAAACACCATTTCCTAAAGAAGCAGTATTAATTCCAATCAATTCACCTCTACTATTTAACAAAGGACCTCCGCTGTTTCCAGGATTTATTGCAGCATCTGTTTGAATAACATCATATATTTTACGCCCCGTCGGTGCAGTTATTTCCCTATTATTTGCAGAAATAATACCTGATGTAAATGTATGATCTTGCCCAAAAGGATTTCCTATAGCAAATGCATATTCGCCGATAGTTGTTTTAATATTCTTATTATAGTTTATAACTTGAAGATTATCACTTTTATCTATATCTATTTTAAGTACAGCAATATCAAGATCAGGGTCAATTCCCGTTAGTTTCGCCTTATAATTTTTCTTAATGTTATTTTTATCTGTAATAGTTACAATTGCATTATCTACTTTATTTATTACGTGAAAATTTGTTATAATATGTCCCTTCTTATCCCATATGAAACCTGTTCCCACACCTTTTGGCAAATCATCCTTATTTAAATTGTATTTATCTGCCATACTTGTATATTCCGTACTAATATAACATACCGCAGGTACTGAATTATAAAATATAGTCGCTTGTTTTCTTTCAATATTTGATAACATATTATCATATAAAAATATAGAATTTAATCCTATCAAATTAGTCCCTAAATAAAAAAACATTATATTCCTTCTATCGTACAATTGTGATTTGAAATTTTTTTCATTTGTCATTTGTAAAGATGATTTGCGTAGTCTAGTAGGAAATATGTTAGAAGTTATATATGAATGAACATATAAGGCATTTGTTAATAATAATACACTAAGTAATTTTCTCATATACATTTTGATTCTTGATATTATCAAGTTAATTAATATTTATATACTATTATAAAAATTGATATTTATATTAATAGTATAGATATACGAGTTATATGGTAGCTAATACTAATATCAATTATAATATCAATTATATTAAAAAGAATATTTTAAATACTATTAAACAAATTATTTTTAATTGGAATGGAGTTATTTTTGGAGGATTTGTAAGAGACCATATAATTTCAGAATATTATACAGAAATTTTCAAAAAAAATAATAACAATAATATTCATAATATATGGAATACAAATATAGATAGAGAAACAATTGCAAGAACACTAATATCTGACGAAATTGATGTTTATATTAAAAACAATCAGCAATCTGATAAAATGATTGCAGAAATAACAAAAACAATTTTAACTAAATTTGGAGAAACAAATGTTGCGATAACAAAAATTTTATTAATTAATAAACAGGATAGTTTTTACCTATATATTGAGAATCCTATCATCAATATATATAGATATTGTTATGATATACTTATAGGCAAAATTCCTTATATTACTAATGGTGTTAATATTACTATAACAATAGATGTTATTATATCTGACGAAATAGTTCCTTTTGGAAGATTAGATTTCTTATGTAATGGTTTTGTAATGACAGAATATAATATTTGTTTATCAAATAATACTGGAACAGATTTGGATAATTTAGGAATTCTAGAAAAGAAAGAAATTGAAAGTAAAATAATGAAAGATATTGTAAATTTTAAAACAGATTATTGTATGAAATTTCCACAAATAACAAATATAAATACGAGATTTGCGATTAAATATAATGAACAAGCGTGCAAAAGTATTGAAAATTTGGCGAATCATAAATACAAATGGGAAATAAGAAATTTACCGATTATTTTAGTACACCCTAGCAAGTATAATAATATATGTAAACATTGTTGTATATGTTTTAATGTTCTAAAGAAAAAAGACAGCAAAATTACAATTCCTTATAATATGAATGAAATTAATAATGCAGACAATGTTATTGGTTCGTATATGCATAAAAATTGTTTCTTTCAATATATATACAAGCAATTAGAAGATAAAAAAAATAAATATAATGATATGATAAATGAAGAATTATTGAAATGTCCTCTACAACATCATATTAAATTTAATATTGATAATATAAAAAATATTATAGACAGATATCTAGATAAACCATTAATAACTAATTAAGATATTTGCTTCCAGGTTTCACCACAATGCTCGCATACATACAAATATTTCATATTCTTACTATCATATTTAATATATATAACTTGTTTTTTATTTTCAGGGGCATCGCATTTTTCATTTGGACAATTAATTAAAGGATCTTTAATTCTTCTAAGTGTAGGGTCATAACGTAGATATTTATTTACGTGCTGATTATATAAAAGGTCGTCCTCGCTATAAATAGTTTTTGATATTTTAATAGCACTGTTAATGGTCTCTACTTTTTCAAACTCACAATGTTTGCAATATTTTACTAGTTTTTTTTCCTCATTTGATTTAACATATAACATATTGTCGCATAACTCACAGAACTCCATTTTATAATAGTAATAAGAAAATTATAAATCTTATATAATCAATTTTTAATTATCATCCTCTATTTCTTCTAATTTATAAGAAATTCCTCGCCATCCCTTATTATCATAAGGTACTCCTAGCAATTTCTCAAAATATGCCTTCAATTGGTTTCTATCCGGACATTTCTTACTCTTAATAACATTAGATGCACACCATATACGGAAATCATTGTAAAGTTTAGTTATAGTAACACGCGGTTCCTTAATTTCTGCATCAATGATAATCTTTTCATTAATGAATTGTCCGATGACATCATTATTCTGTTTATAACTTTCAGTTGCAATTCTTACTTCAGAAGGTTCGTGAATTGATGAATAATTTATATGCTTGTGTCTTTCAATCATCATACTAATGAAAACTTCTTTCCATTTTTCAAATTTATCAGTTAGTTCAAAATCCATATGAAATTCATTTTTATTAGTATCTGGATTTTCACAAAATCTGCTTGAAAAATTACAAACCTTAATACGTCTCCATGTACCACCGTCATCACTAGGTACTTCGGGAAGTTCGTTACACGTTAAAATCATCTTGAATTGCGGTTTAAATTCATAAGGTTCTTTAAACAATGTTCTCACTAAAATTCGGTCTTGACCTGAAAGTTCCTTCATTAGACCAATATTTAATCTTTCATTTTCACTAGGTTCTTGCATAACTGCAAAGCGCCTTCCTTTAGTTCTCTCTAATTCACTTTGTGCCGCATTACTTGCTGCTCTTTTTTGAGTTAAAAGAGCAATTGGTAAAATACAATAATAATCTCCTATTGCTTTTTGAATTAAATCTAACAATTTAGATTTACCATTGCTTCCTTGACCCGTAAATATATAAAAGCGTTCTTGAGATATGCTACCATCTAGAATGCAACTAAGCGTATCCATTACATAATTTCTGAGGTTTTTATTAGTAAAAATCTTTCCAAAAAATTCATTGATATCTGCAATTTCAGGTATATCGCTATTATATTTTATATAATTATTTTTAGTAGAGAGCAATATATAATCATCTGGCATTCCATCGCGAAATATATGCAGTTTTAAATCATAAACTCCATTCTCAAATCCAATTAAATGAGACCTGCTATCCAATAATTCTTCAAACTTATCATCTACAAATAATGTCCTACACTCTTTCATAATAGAATCTTTAAAACTCGCATTTTTCAATTGCTTTGAAATATTAATACATTTTTTGCTTTTTTCTTCATTTATATTTTTCATAATTGGATCTTCACAATGTTCAGCATAATACTGACTTCTTTCAAGAAATTTTGTACAAATATCTACACTTAAAATCTTTCGCAATTCTAAACCTTCTCTTGCTCTCACCCATTTATGTTTTTCTCTATCATATTTATACCAATTATCTTTTGAAATTGCCTTGAATTCATCTTTGAATATAGCGTGAACTACACAAGCAATATCATAATGAGACCCATCGCTACCCAATGCTTTATCTATCAAACTTATAATAGATTTATTAACAATATCATTATATTTTGATAAATTATCCTGTTTTGCCCACCAACGCAGTGTACCAATCCCCATATTATCTTTTCTCATTTTATCCCACAATTGCTGACATTCGCCTTCAATATATACACTGCTAATTTTTGAGAAATCAACCCATGTTTCTAGGAGCCTATAATCAATATTTCTTAATACCCAACCAAGATTAATCCAATCTGTATAATTATCTGCACGACTTGATGATAAACATTCATTTACTAATTTTTTAATAAATGTGAATTCATCTTCAGAAACATATCGTTTATCATTATTCAGTGCCTTCCCTAAAATATTATTTTGGACCTTTGATTTTAATTTATGATCAAGTGCCGGTAGAATATGTTTACTATACTGATTAATTTCAGTAACAAACTCTTCTTTGATAACATTAATATCAGTGTTATATTTATTTCTCATAGAAAACAATTTTATAAAATTAAGTTCGTCTGCGGCATTCAATGTATAATTGCTTTTAGTAGTCTCATTATTTTTGAATTTGTATATAGAAGAAACGCGATATGTATCACAATCAGGTTTTTTACTACCATACATCTGCCAACAATTAACATCTATAATCGCCTTATCTATGATTGATTCATAGTCGTTACATATTGGCAGATCCTTAAAAATTGTATCTGCAATGTCAATTATTTTTCTTCTTATGAAATGCTGTACATTATTAGAAATAATTATTTGCGGAAATATGATATGTATTCCGTCTTTTAATTTATTGCGAAATTCAACGGGATTAGGTTTCTCCATTACATATGCAATAGTGTTTTCATCGCTAATATTAAGATATTTAGATATTATATTATAATATCCGTCTAAAATTTTAAATATATGCCCTTCATTGTACAATCTTTCATATCTCTTATTATTATTCAATGAAGAATTTGAAGTCTGAGAACTGTAAATTCCCGATTTATCATCGGGGATAGCAAAACGAAAATCAATGTCAACGCGCAATGGACTAGGATCTAATGGTTTTTCTGTAAAATATAATTGAATACCATTAGTAAGTGCTAAACTATATAAATTAATAAATTCATCATAATTTTCACTCGCGATATTAAGACTGACCTTAGGTGAACCAATACTTGTATTTGTATAAGGTTTTCCCTTCTCAACACGATATTTATTTATAAAAGAGCGCAAATCTTCATTTATACCCATAATTATAAATAATATTACTTTTATATATATATCAATTTTTATTTTTATACATATTTTACATTGAGACCCTAAATATAAACATATATATTTGATGTAATAATATTTTTATTATAATATTATAGACGATAATATATTATATTAATATAATGAGCGTTAAATATTCTAGTCCAAAAAACATTAAAAATCCAAACTTATTCTGTAAGCAATCGCTAATAAAATTAATAAATGCATGGAATGATAATAAAGAAGATAAAATTGAATATAAAAAAACATATTCTATGTCTAAATTGTCTGAACTTTTAAATGATAAAATTAAACCCATATGCAATGATAAAGAATACTGGTGCTGGCCCGGTGCATTAAAAGAATTATCAAAAGACAAAAGAACGAAAGAAATAATAATGAAAATTGAAAAAGAGGAGTTGAGACCTGAAATGCCTGAAGAATGGTATAAAAATCCCATAGAATGGTTATCAAATTATGATATTGAAGATGTTATGATACAATATAATAATGATAATAAATATAAATTCTGTTTTTTAGGTGTATTTCCTATAGATTTTTCCGAAGAGGATAAATTTGGTAGATGTTTATATAGTCAAATATGTTCAATAGATATAAATAAGTATATTAATAAAAAAATAAAATACATAGGATTGATAACAAATTTGGATAAACATAACGAACCTGGTTCTCATTGGACATCAACATTTATTATAATAGATCCTAAAATAAAATGTTACGGGTCTTATTATTATGATAGTAATGCATCCGCTATTCCTAAATATATTCTTAAATTTTTAAAAAATATAAAAGCACAATTAAAAATAAAATACCCTGATAAAGTATTTAATATTCATAATAATAATATTAGACATCAAAGAAAAAATACTGAATGCGGTATGTTTTCTATGGCATTTCAAATAAGATGGTTAAATGCTCTATTAAAATATAATGAGTTAAATTTTAAATCTCCATATGAATATTCAAATTTTATAGAGTATATAATAAAAGCAGAAAATATTAAAGATGAAACAATGGAAGAGAGCAGAAAATATTTATATAGACCTAACTTTAAAAAATATTTAAAATCAATAAATATAAGTGCAATTAGTTAGATAGTACTATTTTCTTTACAACTAATAAATGGGCGTTATAGATGATTTTAAACAAGAAAAAAATAAAAAAGCTATAATTATTGCGTCTGAAAAGATGATTAATGACAAATACAAAATTAACATTGATAATAAAGAATTAATAATAATTATAGAAAATATTATAATATCAATATGTAATGATGCTATATTAATAAAAAACGTTGTTAAACTTATAGAACTCAATACTATTGCATTAACAAAAATAAAAGATTATGTAGAAAAATATATCATAAATAAACACGAAGAAATAATATATCAACCTGAACAACCTGTTGACAGAGAACTTATAAATAATAAGTACGATACAGAAGACTTGTTATCAAAAGTAATAGAATTAGAAGAAAAAAGAAAAACATTAAATACAATAGTTAATCTAGATTCTATTAAAGAACCTGATATACCAAATGTTGCAAATAATATTGAAAATAAATTTAATAAAAATTCAACGTTTGCTCTTATAAATAACCCTGTATCTTCTAATACAAATGAAAATATAGAATTGGTCGCATATATTATTGAAAAAATGGAAAGTATAATTAATAATAAAAAAAATATAAGTTATAAAAATTTAATTATTAATAGTTACAATAGAGATTGGACAATATACGACGATAGGAACGATTTAACTCTTTCAATTAATATTGATTTAAATAAAAATGTAATTGAACCCAAGAAATTATTAATGCCTAAATATATTAAAAATATTACGCCATATATTAATATGATAATAGATGATGGTAAAAAAACTCAAAAATTTCAATTTATATTAAGTAATGCAAATGCAAATAATGGTTCTTGGGATTTATGGGATATTATTAACGGGGAGCACGATAATTTGAATAATTTTATAAATTTAACTAACAAAGATTGGGTAATTTCATTTACAGATTTTTTAAATAATAAATTAAATTTAGGAACAGATAATATAAATATTAATAGAATATCTAGAACAATAGAAGATAATCAATATAATATAACAATAGATATGAAAGATATCGTTCTATTTAATGAATATTATTTAGAATACAATAACAAATATGATAATATATTATTAAAAACTATTGACGACGAAGATATTATTTTAAAAATTCTTGAAATTAATAATAATGTTATAACTGTGCTAAGTGATAAAAATATAATTGATTATGTTGATAGTACATTATTAAATTATAAGGCACAATATACGATAATTTTGAAGTATCATTCAAAAATAGCAAAATAAGAAGAGTGATAAGTAAACATAAATTATATTAATAATGTTAATGTTGCAGTAAATATAAAGATTAACATAGATATAATATCAATACGATATAATAATTTTATTTTTTCATCTGGACTGATATTATTTTCAAATTCGCCCTTAAATTCGCCCTTAAAGATCTTATCATAATTGATATTCAAAATATAATTATATATATAAGTATAATCTAATATATCTCCTGCATTATTGATAAAATCGTCAGTTTGAATTATTATAACAACAAGAAATGCAAAAATACTAAATAAAACAAAATGTATTATAACATTTGATGTATTTGCATGCGTGTTTAAGTAATTAAATATAATACGAAGTTTATAAGCATCTAAATTAATAAATATTATAAATATTAATAATATTGATATATATAATATTGCATATATCATAACGCAATATTGTAATGATTTTATTATATTGTATTCAATCAATAATTCAATTATAGCGATTGATATTGTTCTTATTATAAAAATTAACAGAATAAAGACTGCTTTATCTTGAATATTAACTTTAAGAACAATTTCAGGATCTAAATCATTTAATATTATACTTTTTTTTAATTTCTCACCTTCTTCTATATATGTAAAATAACGCTCTGCAGGATTAGAAACTTTTATATTATTACTAATACCACTATTATATTCATTCCATAATTTTTCATATATTAACTCTTCATCATTAATATTGTTATTTTTTTTAGTATTTGTAACACCAGGTTCATTTGTATTTTCGCCAACAGAAGTATTTCTTAATAAATCTATAATATTATACAATTCACTATCGTCGTTTATATGTATTAATTCTTTTAATTTTGTTAAATCTACCCCTTCTGTTAATTTTTGTTGAATTTGATGTTTAAAACTTATTGCGTTTTCATCTGATTTTTTCATATCATTTTGTTTACCATACGATTGCGATATTTTATTTGTTATTTCTTTATTTTCTACTGCTTGCTGAAATAATGTACCAATGCCTGTGATATAATCATTGAATTCCCTTAAAATTGTACAATTATCAACATTTGAAGTATCTACAAAATTAAGTTTAAATTTATTTATAATACTAATTATATATTCATAATATTCAGTTACATAAGGTATTTTTTTTAATTTAATTAAAGTCGCATATAGTCTTTTTAATTCTTTAAGCAACTCTTCTCTTTTTTGGTCAAGAAATTTTTTAAGTTTATCTAAATTGTCAATTTTAGAATTTGTTTCTTCAATTAATCTATTATTACTTTGATACGCGACCCCATCTCTTCCTTCTGCTTTGTTTTTTCTATCTCTAAACTCTGTTTCATCCTTATCTTTCTCTTTTTTATTTTCCTCTTTTATATTATTTCTTGTCGCTTCTGCTTTTTTCAATTCATCATCAAAATTAACAATATTAATATCATCTTCAGGTCCTTTTAATATTTCATTTATTAATGCTCTCCCGTATTCTTCTCTTCCTCTATTTACAGATGTATATATATTTATTAAATTAACATAAATTTCTTTCAATTCAGGTAAAATAGTTTCTATCAATACCAAATCCTTATTATTATTATATGTTGCATTATCATTTTGATTTGTAGGATTATTTGAAGAATATTGTGCAAACTTTGGAACTTGTATTTTTTGTGCTTCTAATAAGGGTTGTTGATTACCAGGCATAATTACACCACCAGATTGACTATTATTTTTAGAACTATTAAAAGTATATATTAGTGCTAAATATTTTTCATATTTTTTAATACTATTATCCTTTATTATTTTTGTAATCTTTTTAATATCTGCACCGCATTCCGATTTAACATTTAATGTTCCTTCTCTTTTTCCATTTATTTTATTAATAGTAAAAGTTTCATCAATTTCTTCGTCTAAATTAATTATATCTTTAATACCGTATAATATATCTCTATCAATTTCATTTAATTGTATATTCTTTTTTTTAATATTTTGTATTTCTTTAAAAATATTTGGTAAATTTGTATCTAAAAAATCTATAGACAATGTTTTACCACCACCGGTCGTTTGATTATAATCTTTTATAAGATTCAAATTTGCTAATCTTGTTGCGCGTTCATTAATAATTTTTTCAATTTCAATATCTGTTCTATCATTTCTTTTATTAGATTTTTTTTTATCAATCTTATATATTATTTTTAATTTTTCAATTATATCATCTCTAATAGATTTTTTAATATCATCGTCGTCTGATATAATTTTATTTTTTAAAACATCTATTTTATTTTTAAACTCTTTATAAAAATCTAAAAGTACAAATTCGTCAATATTTTTATAATTAGAAGATTTAAACATATTATTCAATTTATTTAAATCACTTGCGATTATTGCTTTTTCTCTGTAATTATCATTAGTAATTATATCAGGGATATAATAATGCTTTTCCCCATTATCATCTATTGTAATGTATGGATATTTCCCTTTAATATAAGACTCGTCTCTAATAAAATTTACATTAGAAATGGTATTTAACACTCTTTCTGGTATTTCAATATTATCATCAAATTTCTTTTCTTTAATATATTTTATAACCTTATTTCTAATTTTACTAAAGTCATTATCAATTCCAATATCATAATAACATTCATCGGGTGGTTTTTTACCTTTTTCTATTTTTTGCCAATTGTAATAGTCATACCGATAATCATTCTTAAATAATAATACAAAATATTGGCGTAAATCAGATATAATGCTTTCTCCTATAGGTTCACCATCGTGAAGTTTATTATAATTTCCTGAATTATTTGTAAATATATGTAATGCGTCTATTCTTTCGCCCATATAATTATTAATAAACTCTATTATAATTACTAGATATAACTTTTTACTAAAATTTTGTCGCTATTATACTGGTTAATATCCATAAATATATAGTAAATAAAGATAGAGATTTATTCAATTTTATTCTTTCTTCGTACGATATTAGTTTCTCCTTCTTTCCTTCGTCTTCGTCGGTATAATTATTATATTTTTTAATATTTAATATAACAGGAACTATTATTAATACACATATAATACAAGAATGTACTAATAACCTTGTTATACCATTTGTGCCCATATAGAAATAATAAAATAATGAGCGAATACTATTAAGTGCATTACTTATATTCATATAATCTACTTTAAATGTATTATCAATGTTAATAAATAAGGTAAAGAACCAAAATATTGCAATGTATATTACAGCGTAATATATAAAACCTTCTTCAAAACTTTTTATTATATTAATATCAATAGACCATTGTATTAATATTAAAGACACATATCTTATAAGAAATGTTGTAAATATAAACACTAACCTATCTTCAAAAGATATTGGAATATGCAAATAAGGATTAGTAGGATTATTTTCAAAAGAATTTAATTTTTTCTTTATTTTTTTTAAATCTTCCTGACTTGTATTATCATTATCATTAAATTTATCAATATCGTAATTTAATTGTAATATAGGATTATTATATTCGTTATCTTTATCATCATCATCCATATAATTTTTGTTATTAAAATTTATTAAATTTTTTAATTCATAATGTTTTTGCAAAACCTTCACAACCTTTCTAAAATTATTATTGTCAATATCTTCTTGTTTAACAACTTTTTTGAGTTCTTCAATAGATTGTGATGAAGTATTCGTAGGTAACGGCGAAGAATATCCTTGATATGATGGAATTGGTCTAGCAATTACACCTTGCGATACTTGATTGGCACCTTG